TTGAGGATGTGCAAGAAGCTATTGCTCACTTTGACCGCCCTATTATCCAGAGGGGAGTTCCTGAATTGTCTGCGCCTTCGCGTAAGAAGACACTGGGAGCACTAGGACAGCGTGCACCCATTCGCTGGATCACAGAAGGCTCATTGGCCGTTTATGGCTCAATAGAGGAGTATAAGGTGAAACAGCGTTCACGCGTTGACCATACTCTGTTAGGCGAGAAAATCCTGGTAGAGCGTGGATGGGAACTGGATGTTGGCAAGCCTGATTTGGGTGATTGGCGTCCATGGAACCATGCATACACTGATATCGTGCAGCAAAATCACGGAGCAATTGACTCTGCAATTCTGAAGCAGGTTGTCGAGGGTTATACCTCTGACATTATAGCAGGCCTGACGAAGGAGGATTTGGACTCTCTCCAAGTGTTGACCGAGGACGCAGCCATCAATGGTATTGATGGTGTGCGTTTCGTTGACAAGATGAACTTTAATTCATCTATGGGAGAACCATACAATCAGAGCAAGAAGTTCTGGGTTGAGAACTCAGGTGATGGGATCCGAAAGCAATTCAAGGCTGAGGTGAAAGCACGTAGTGATAATATTCGTCGCAAGTATGCTCGAGGAGAGCGTGCTTGCCCTGTCTTTTCAGGTCAACTCAAGGACGAGGTTAGAGCGTGCAAGAAGCTTTGCGAGGGAAAAGTACGGGTCTTCACTGGAGCACCTGCAGATTGGTCAATAGTTGTCCGCGAGCAACTTTTGCCATTTGTAAAGGTAATCCAAGAAAATCCCTTCCTTTTTGAGGCTTCCCCGGGGTGTGTAGTGCAGTCTCTCGAGTGGGAAGAGTACTACTACTACCTCACAATCCACGGTTTAGATCAGTTAGTCGCTGGTGACTACGGTAAGTATGACAAGAAGATGTCACCGCAGATGATTTTAGCGGCTTTCCGTGTGTTGATCAACATTTTGCGACATGCTGGCTGGACTGAGGAACAGGTTTTGACTATCTGGTGTATTGCTGAGGACGTTGCTTACCCAGTTGTTAATATGAACGGAGACTTAGTGATGTTCTTTGGTTCCAATCCATCGGGACATCCGCTCACCGTCATTATCAACTGCATCGTCAACGCGCTTTACATGCGTTATGCCTATGTCACCTTGAACCCATCTAAGGAGTGTTTGACCTTCAAGCAATTTGTTAACCTGCTTACGTATGGTGACGACAATGCAATGGGGGTATCAAAATCCACACCGTGGTTTAACCACACCGCAATCTCTAAAGTTATGGCCTCTATGAGTGTTGAGTACACTATGGCTGACAAAGAGAGTGCATCAGTTCCGTACATCTCCATCGATCAGGTGGCGTATTTGAAGCGCACCTGGAGGTGGGATGAGGACGTGGGGGCAAAACTAGCACCGCTGGATGAAGCCTCGATTAAGAAGATGTTGTGCTTCTGCGTTAAGTCGAAGACCATCTCTAGTGAGGCCCATATGGCGGCTGTTATGAGTTCAGCCCTGAACGAATGGTTTTTCTATGGGAAGACCAAGTTCGAAGAAGAACGCAAGTGGATCATTAAATTGGCCACTGATGCGGGGATCCTAGAAGAGTTGTATTTTGTGGGTGCCCCCACATGGGAAACGTTGAAGGACCGATTTTGGAAATCCTCTAGCCACATTGTGGCCAAGAGGTCTGGAGTGCAGGACAGCTCCAGTGCGTAAGCAAAGTAATGTTCTCTATATGTACGATCTGTGACGTAATTTCATGCATTTTTATATAATCAAGTGTGCGTATGTATATGTAAATTCACTACCCTCGTGTAGTTCGCCTATTTAGGAGTGAGAGTTCAGAGTGCTCGAAGAATGCAAACCTTCCGTGTGGTTTGAGTCAATCCACGGAAGTTCAAATAGGCTTTCCAAAAATCAAAACAAAAATAGTCCGCCTGTACTACAACAGGCCAACGCTGGCTCACGTTCGTATGAGCCAACCACACCCGAGATGGATATCTGGGCTGATTGGGATTACGACCCATCAGTTCTGGAAGGTTTTTCCATTCAGGCAACTCCAGAGGCCTTGCCCGCGGCTGATTCTGGAGGCCACATGATGACTATGCAAACGACAACGTTTTTGGACGAGGTTGAAGGTGTAACTGTTGGTGAGCCTTCGTCTGCAAATGAGTTTGAAATCTCCGATGCTACGACTTCTGCTGACCTCAAAGAATTTCTTTCTCGACCAGTTAGGGTTTATAACACTACCTGGCTTGAGTCAGCGCCAATTGGGGAGATAGCTTCTTTTCTACCCTGGCGGGACTTCTTCAACAATACGCAGATCAAATATAAGCTGAACAATTACGGCTTTATTCGTGCTAATTTGCATTTGAAAGTAGTAGTTAATGCGTCACCGTTTTATTATGGTGCGGCGCGATGGTGCTATCAGCCCTTGCAGACCTTTAAGCCCAGCACAATTGTCAGTGAACCTGGTTTCCGACAATTGATTCCTCTTTCTCAACAACCAGGTCTATGGATTTATCCACAGCATAGTGAGGGGGGAGAGATCGTGTTACCATTTTTCTACCATAAGAATTTCTTACCAGTTACCATATCTGATGAGTTTGCCAGAATGGGTAGGATTGCGCTACATGCGTTTACTCCACTCGCTAGTGCCAATGGGGCAACAGGTCAAGGTGTTTCAGTACAAGTTTATGCTTGGGCTGAAGATGTTGTATTGTCTGCTCCTACACTTGGTCTATCGATGCAGGCACGAGATGAGTACGGTACTGGACCGGTGTCGAGTATTTCTTCCACTATTGCTCGTATTGCAGGACTTGTTAAAGGCGTACCGATCATTGGTAAGTTTGCTACAGCTACTGAGATGGGTGCGAATGCAGTTACTGGTATAGCGAAGCTGTTTGGTTTTACGAATGTACCGGTTATTGACAATGTTGTGCCTTTCCGTAACACAGCTTTCCCACAGCTGGCGTCTACAGAAATTGGGTTCCCTGTTGAAAAATTGACAATAGACTCTAAGAATGAGCTCACGATCGACCCTTCAGCCGTAGGTTTGCCTCCATATGATGAATTGGCTATAGAGCATCTTGTAACAAGAGAGTCCTTTTTGACTAAGTTCACGTGGGACACCACGCACGGTGTAGATAGACCTTTGTTTACAACACGTGTGAACCCCATGCAATTTGCGATGGCTAATGATCTTGTGTATATGACACCCCTTGCTATGGTCTCCAATTTGTTTCGGAGCTGGCGAGGGGATGTTATTTATACATTTAAGGTTGTGGCATCACCATATCATAAGGGGCGACTACAGATTGCCTATGATCCGGTGAATGATTCTGTACAAACTACAGGGATCGTAGGATCAGCATTGTTTAATGTCATTATTGATATTGGCCAGGAGAGTGAGGTTGAAGTTCGTATTCCGTATCAACGTGCATTAGCGTGGCAGATGGTGGGAGATCAAACAGAATTGGCTAATGTGCCATATTCTTTGAGCTCAACCCCTACTGTTGCTATGCGACCGTTTGATGATAACGGTATCTTGTCGGTTAAGGTTCTAACGCTCTTGACAGCTCCTGTAGCAGTCAGTGCGATTGATGTGCTAGTTTCAGTACGTGCAGCCGATAACTTCGAATTTGCCAACCCAACAGCACCGACACCCGAACTCACTATCTTTCCTATTCAAGCAGTAGATGAGTACTACCTCCAAGCACAGGATGAGGCCATTATGGCGCCTATTGGAGAAGTACATGATAATATCTTAATTGAGAGGAATCGTGTGAACTTTGGTGAGTCAATCAGATCATTACGGTCACTTTTGCGACGTTCGGTTTATTCAGAATGTTTGCAGCCTACTGCAGCAGCTTCTGGTCCAAATGTAAAATTGCAGTGGATTACTTCTCGTTTTCCATCATACTTTGGATATGACCCAAATGGTTTATCACGAGCACAACGTACTATTGGGTTAGGTGTTTCACCATTCTCATTTTCGCATAATACTGTCTATAATTGGATTGCACCGGCCTTTATTGGTCAACGTGGTTCTGGACATGTTCATATGAATTTGGAAAATTCTGAACCCCTATCCTCTCTAGCGTGTACTCGTGATAATAATACCGAGCGTATTGCACTGTGGTCGAGCCAAGATTTTACACCTATCAGTAGTTCGGATGCTAGTCGATGGAGGTCGATTAATACGACTCCAGGAGCCGGTGGAATGGCATTGACCAACCAGCATACTCAAGCTGGACTTTCCGTTAGTGGACCAAACTATAGTAATTGTAAATTTCAGTCAACCGATCCTTCATCAATCACAAATCCAGCGAATTTATCGTCTGTTGTGTATGATGGATCTTGTTTTGAAATGTTGCGATTCGAGTCTTTCTTGAATGGAACTGAAGGCCCCTCACTGACTGGTTGCAGAATGGTCAAGTACACTGGAGTGGGTACTGATTTTAATTTGTACTTTTTCTTGAATGTGCCTGTTTGGCGAGTGTTAGCTACACCAGCAGCCGCTACACCTTAGTGTGGCAACCTAACTTTCACCTTGGAAGGTTAGAACAAGTTCGCTTTGTTTGGAAACTTAGCGATCAGAATATCCCCCGCGAGATTGTTTCAGCGTAGGCCCCTACATTTGTAGAAGGGCTCGGTTACAGTTTAGTGAAGATCTATTTATAGATATGCATTTTTGTCCTGATGAGATAGGACACGCCTCTCAACCCGTTAGTTGAGCGCAGAGAATACCTGCGAAAACAAACTTTAATTCCTACCCGACGTGCCGGATGGGGCGCTACATAATAGCGCCGGACCTCAGAGGTTCCTTATCAGATTTAAAACTAAATAAGTGATCCTTCGGGGTCCCCCTAATTAGCATTGATCTTT